CAATAGCATTGCGGAGATATGCAAGAGTGAGAGCCTGAGATGGTCCCCATACACCTTATACAAACCAACGAAGACCAACGAAGACCACACCCTCAACATCTAAATGATAATCATTCTCAACAAAGTATTATAACGAATCACATTCTTGTGACAAATTACTATAAAGATAATTGTTGACATTTATACCTGTGCTGATCCATTATATGCACATGGCGACGGGGGACACATAGCCACCCCAACGGAGACAAACAATGAGCAAGAGATCAACTAAAGTCTGGGAAGTAATCGAGATAGCCGCATGGGTTTGCGTTCTTGGTTGTGTAGCAGGAATCATAGCGCCATTGTTCGCCATGTTCTTTGTTGATATACAGCCATATGACTTCTTTTCCATGTGGTTCTGCTACGGCTTTGTCGGGATTATCCCAGCACTGCTTTTATGCTTAGGCGCGCAATCGCAACAGTACCAATACTAAACCAGAGAGGGTAAACACTATGAGCGACAACACGTACAACGGATGGCGAACCTTTGAAACTTGGCAGGCTTCTCTGTGGCTTTCAGAAGCCGACACGCTGGGAAGACTACAGGCTGACAGTTGGAAGCGGGTAGATGCTGAAGACATCGAGGGTTTCGTTTACGAGCTTATCGAAGGCCAAGAGGTCGAGGGGTTGATGAGCGACATATTCAACAGTTGGATTTCGTGCGTCAACTTCCACGAGATAGCAGACCACTACAACGAAGACTTGGAGGGCTAACAATGCCAGAGACAATCGGAGAACACATCAGCGCACTAATCGCTACGATAGCACTTGTGTTTGTGCTGGGAATCGTGGGAGAATTAGAACTGCGAGACATTGAACACATACAGCAGCAACAACGACAGGAGCAACAACAATGAGCAAGATGCCGTGCAGTATTACAGACGACCCCCTGAACGACTACAGCCACTGGTACGAACGCACAGGACCGTACGCCAGAATTCCGTACCTGAAGGACACGATCATGTGCGACGGCTGCTACCAGCTAGTTGACAGGGTACACGAGGACACGGGTTACTGTACCGAGTGTCAGTCAGACCATGAGCAAGAACAGTACCTTAAACACGGGCCAGATAACTGGGGTCAAGAGCTATGACAGACAAGGGAAAGAAACACCTTGAACCGATGACGTACAAGCAGATTGCGGAGGCACTAGGCATCTCCCGTCAGTCAGTGCAGAACATAGAACGCAGGGCACTATGGAAACTAAAACGGTCAGGGAAACTTGATCAGTTTCTTTGTATTCTTGACATGGAAGTCAAGGAATATTACGGTGAAGAAAGTAGGAGGATTAAGCATGGAGAGTGGTAACGAACAAAGACTTGAGGCAGTAGAGAAGTATTCATTCGATGACTTAGAACACCTAAGAAAATTTACTGAATGTTTGTCTGGTGCTAAGTTCATGGTCCGTAAACACACTGACTACGTGGACGAAGACGGTGACATCGTAGATGAAGCTGATTCGGTTGAGTCGTATACATCTGTTGGTGTGCTGTACACAGACGGTGATAGTGGTGTCATGGAGTTTGGTTTCTCTGAGATATACGAAAACGAAGGATACCAGATTAAGTTAATAGATTGTCATTGGTGTGACATAACACCAGAATATATGCTTGCTATTAACGAGGTGTTCATGCACCCTGATCTGTACCAACATGGTGAGGTAGAGGTGTTTGAAACTCCTTGTTGTACTACCTCATGGGACAGTGACGAGTTGAATGAACGTATTATTAATGCGAAAAAAGACCGAGAAAACAGGGTTACATTACAGCACTAAGTGTGTTATAATCTCTATATAGATAACTAAGTATTACTATTATTACTAATACTATTACTAATACATAGGAACTACATAGTATGACTAAAGATGAAATGATTGATGAACTGGTTGAGTACGAGTTCACTCATGTTACGATGGTGGAGGTCGTTCAGATATACATCAAGTTGCAGCGTGAGTTCATGGATCAAACGTTCTCTGACGAAGAGATAACCAATAGGTACAACAGCTTGTTTGGTGATGCGGAGGTAGTTCACTGATGGGATTTGTTAAACTACACCAAGAGTGTGGTGACTGTGGTTCAAGTGATGCACTGTCCTACAATGAGGATGGATCTAGTTATTGCTTTGCTTGTGCCACATACACCCCACCAGAGTCCACAGGAGCGTCTGTGAGCAACATTAAAGAACGAGTAGTACCAGCATCAGGGTTCGACAAAGCGGCCTTCACAGAGCCATACAGGGGCTATCAGGACAGGGGTCTAACTGCTGATACTATGGCGGCATACTCTGCACAGCAGAAGGCAGGCAACATTCTGTTTGGATATCATGATCCTGTTGGTGAGCTGGTGGCAGTGAAGACTAGGTATCCAGACAAGCAATTCAAGATTGGTGGGGATTGGAAGAAGGCTGGGTTGTATGGTCAGCATCTGTTCCCTAGTGGTGGTCAGTACATAACCGTAGTGGAGGGAGAGTTCGATGCCTTGGCAACCTATCAAATGTTTGGTGGCAAGTATCCTGTTGTGTCTATTCGTAATGGTGCCCAAGGTGCTGCTGCTGATTGCCGCAGGTCTTACGACTTCTTGGATCAGTACGATCATATTATCTTTTGTTTTGACAACGACGATCATGGCCGCTCTGCTGCTTTAGAGTGTGCTGATATCTTTGGTGGTAAGTCTCGCATCTTCCATCATGGTGAGCACAAGGATGCGTGTGACTACCTACTGAACGCAGACAAGGATGACTTTGTTAAGCGGTGGTGGGCGGCGAAGACCTACACACCTGATGGCATGGTGATGCTGGGTTCTCTGCGTGAGGCGCTGAAGAAACCGTTGGAGGAGGCAGAGGTACGCTATCCATACAAGGGCTTAGATGACATGACGTTTGGTGTTCGTCCTACTGAGCTAGTCACCATCTGTGCTGGCTCCGGTCTTGGTAAGTCTACGTTCATGCGTGAGCTAGTGTTCTCTATCTTGTCTCAGACTACTGACAGGGTGGGACTAGCGTTCCTTGAAGAGACACCAGACAGGACAGCGCGTGGTCTGGTTGGACTACAGATCAACAAGCCTATCCACCTTCCGGGCTGTGACTACACACCGTCAGAGGTAGACCAAGTATTCGATAGCCTCAACCTTGATGACCGTGTTGTGCTGTGGGATACGTTTGGTTCCAACAAGATTGAGAACGTGTTGGCACGGTTCAGGTATCAGATCAAGGTACTTGGTGTGCAGTACATAGTGCTGGATCACATCTCCATACTGGTATCGGATCAGGAAAATGGAGATGAGCGTAAGGCTATTGATGAGATCATGACTAAGCTACGTATGTTCTGTCAGGAGATGCGTGTGTGTATGTTTATCGTGTCACACCTACGCAGACCAGAAGGCAAGGGACATGAGGACGGTGCATACACTAGCCTTGGACAGCTACGTGGTTCAGCAGCGATAGCACAGCTGAGTGACATTGTGTTAGGATTAGAGCGTAATGCACAGGCAGAGGATCCAATGGTGCGTAACACCACCAACGTGCGTGTGCTGAAGAATCGGTTTAGCGGTATGACAGGGCCAGCTACATCGTTAATGTATAACAAAGATACGGGGAGACTCACTGAGGTATTTGAATGAGGTGCGTTGCTTGCGATAAGATACTAAGTAACTACGAACTAACCAAGAAGTTTAGTGGTAGTGGTGAGTTTGTTGATATGTGTAACGAGTGTAGTCGGTTCCTTGCTGATGACAACTTGACAGCAGTAGGTAACATAGACTATGCTGATCTGTATGATCTTGAGGAGATAAAAGATGTCGAAGATGAGTCGTTGGATTATGGAGCAGGAACAGAATATGGAGATGAGGGAGAATGGTTATGAACTATCAAGTAGACAAGAGCTTGATATCGCCTACTACCAATACTGTGTTTATAGACATAGAGGCAGACGGCCTGAACCCTACGAAGATACACTGCGTGGTTACAAAGAGATCGAACGAAGCTCACTTGATCCACTTATCTAGACGGAGCTTGATGGATGAGCTGGCAAAAGGTGGACCGCTATGTGGGCATAACCTTATCGGGTATGATGTTCCTGTACTTCACCGCCTCTGGGGTCTACGCATACCACAGCACAGAGTTGTGGACACGCTGGTACTTTCCCGTTTGTTTCATCCCGACTTGGATGGTGGGCACAGCCTTGCTGCTTGGGGAACTAGGCTTGGTTTCCCTAAAGGAGAACACAGCGAATGGGAAGAACTATCAGATGAAATGGTTGAATACTGTAAAAGAGATGTTGACGTAACAGAACGACTACACAATGCACTGATGCAACAGATGCAACTGTTTGGTTTTACTAAGCACTGCGTTGATCTGGAGCACAGTGTTGCGTGGATATGTAAAGACCAAGAGGACAACGGGTTTGAGTTTGATAAAGAGAATGCGGTTAAACTCTACGAAGAACTAACTACCCGTATGCACAGGATCGAACATGATTTACAGCGTGTGTTCCCACCCATAGTAGAGGAGAGGATCAGTGATAAAACACAGAAGAGACTCAAGGACAAAGTTACGGTGTTCAATGTCGGTAGTAGACAACAAATTGCAGAGCGGCTTGCTAGCAAGGGCGCTGTGTGGAAGGAACTCACTCCCGCAGGAAAACCGAAAGTCGATGAGGCGACTCTCAAAAAGCAGACTCACATTCCCGAAGCAAAGATTATTCTCCGTTACCTTCTCTGCCAGAAACGCGCCTCTCATGTTGACTCGTGGATTAAGGCAGTGGGCGAAGACAACAGAATACATGGCCGCGTCAGGCACATCGGAGCTGTCACCGGACGGATGGCACACTCCTCTCCGAACATGGCTCAGATACCTGCTGTAAGGGCTGAGTATGGTAAGCAGTGTCGTGAGCTATTCACCACACCTGAAGGCCGTGTTCTGGTTGGTGCTGATGCCAGCGGTCTTGAGCTACGTATGCTTGCACACTACATGGATGATGAATCCTACACCAACGAGATACTATCAGGTGATATACACACAGCTAACCAGACAGCCGCAGGATTAGAAACAAGAGATCAGGCTAAGACGTTTATCTATGCGTTCCTGTACGGTGCTGGTGACGCCAAGATAGGCAGTGTCGTAGGTGGTAGTGCCGCGCACGGTAAGAGACTCAAGGCTGCATTCCTAGAGAACACACCCGCGCTGGCAAAGCTACGTTCAGAGGTTATGGCTGACGCAGAGACAGGGTTCCTAACTGGACTAGATGGTAGACGCATACGTGTACGATCACAACACGCCGCATTGAATACACTACTGCAGGGCGCTGGTGCTGTGGTTATGAAGCAGGCTATCGTTATCCTGTATGACCTACTGGCCCGTGTTGACTTCAAGCTGGTAGCACAGGTACATGATGAGTGGCAAATAGAATGTAAACCAGAAGATGCAGACTTCATTGGTAAGTCGTGCGTTAACTCAATGATATTCGCAGGTGAACTCCTGCAACTGAACTGTCCGTTGGACGGAGAGTATAGAGTTGGTAATAGTTGGGCAGATACCCACTAGCACAATTCTATTTTATGTGGTATAATATTAGGGTAAGTTTAACTAGCAGGAGAATGCTATATGTCTGACCAAGCACCCAACGTAATGGTTAACTGTGATTTGTTCTGGCCTAACCTGACTCACAAGAATGAGTTAGCTGGTAAGTACACGGTTGATCTTGCTAATCTATCTGACGCTGCTGTTACTGCGTTGGAAGACATGGGACTTAACATCAACAACAAAGGGGATGAACGTGGAAACTACATCACCTGCAAATCTAACAACAAGTATCGAGCCTTCAAGCCTGATGGATCAGAGTTACTTATCAAGGGACGATCACCACGAGATGACGTGGATGACCCAGAGTCAGGAGTCGTTGTGGGTAATGGTTCCAAAGCTAGATGTCTCATCGGGTACTACGATTGGGAATACCTCAAGAAGAAAGGTCGTAGTGCCACGCTCAAGCGTCTTGTGATTAGTGATGTTGTCCAGTACGAACCTGAAGTAGAAGAGATGGAAGCTCTGTGATACTAATTGATGGTGATATGTTGGTGTACCGTGTAGGGTTTGCCTGCGATGAAGAGACTGAAGAAGTCGCTACGCAGACCCTAGACAACTACCTGTCCGAAATGGTCATGGATTTGTCTGAGCACTACACATCCAGCATTGTATACCTCACGGGTAAGGGTAACTTCAGGGACGAGGTTGCCACTACCCAACCCTACAAAGGTAACCGCGACAACAAGCGAGTACCAGTACACAAGAATCTGCTACGTGACTACATGGTATCTGAGTGGAATGCACAGGTTGTCAACGGTATGGAAGCTGACGATGCTATTGCTATCAAGGCAACTGAGTTAGACCACGATGTTATCATCTGCTCACTGGACAAAGACTTCAAGCAGATCCCTTGTCGTATGTATGACTACACCAAGAAAAACTTAAATGCATTTAAGGAAGATGACGCTATGCGTTGGCTATACAAGCAGGCGCTGATGGGTGATCGTGTGGATAACATACCGGGCATACATGGAGTTGGCCCTAAGAAAGCAGACAAGATCATTGACCCGTGTACAACAGAGTGGGAGTGTTACAGTACTTGCCTTACTCACTATTGGGACAATGAATTGGATGAAGACAGACTATTAGAAAGTCTTAACCTTCTCTACTTGTTGCGTTCTCCTGATGATAGGTACACCAAGCCAACGGAGATTTAGTTATGGGTAAAAGAATGAAACAACCATACAAACTACATCTTAAACATTATCACGAATTTTCTTGGGTGGTTGCAGCGTTAAACTTTTTCGTAACTTACGGAGACACTGATCTGGGGGACTGCTATTACGACAAAGAAGAATGTAAAAAAATGTTCGATAGAATCCAAGAAGAATTTTTAGAGTACTACTGGGAAGTTTGTAAGCAGACAGATTACGACGGAGAAGAGTACTGTGCTTTTGAAGATAATATGTGGGCTGATCCCGGCGAAGACTTCATGTGTTACTACTACAACAAAGAAGAAGCTAAAGAGCGCGCAAAGTCTTGGAACTTATGTAACACAACGAGTGATGCTAACTCAGCAAGAATAACCATGTCAATAGTTGGATATATTTTGGACGATTTCTTGTTCGAAACGAAGTTAGCAAGGGAAGCTTGTCAAAGAAAGTTAACGTCAAAAGAAAGAGCAAGCGTTGTTGATCATTATTACAACGATTTTAAAAAGTGGGTAAAATCAGAAGAAGGACAAGAATGGTTAAACTCTGATGAAGTATGATTCTAAGTTTGAGAAAGAAGCCCATGAGATTATGCAGGGCTGCGAGTATCACCCAGAACAACGACTGTTTTATCTTGTCCCTAAACATTACGAGCCTGACTTTGTTTATATGCACAGTGGTAAGACATGGTACATAGAAGCCAAGGGCAGGTTCCGTACATCAGAGGAGGCACGTAAGTATGTCATCATCGCGGAGACACTCAGTCCAAAGGAGGAGTTGGTATTTCTCTTCCAACGAGCCAAGACCCCCATGCCGGGATCACGAAGAAGAAAGGACGGTACACGCTACACAATGGAAGAGTGGGCAGAGAAGCATGGATTCCGTTGGTACACTCTTGAAACAATACCTACAGGATGGAGAAGATGAGACACTTAGTAATACCTGATACTCAGATAAAACCAGAACATCCTATTGACCACATGGTTTGGGCAGGACGCTACGCTGCCGCTATCAAACCTGACACTATCATACATCTGGGGGATCACTGGGACTTTCCATCGTTATCATCATACGATGTGGGAAAGAAGTCGTTCGAAGGTAGGCGTTACTCTGCTGACGTAGAGGCTGGCAACGAGGCTATGCAGGTGTTCATGGACTGCATTAGGGCAGAGCAGTCTCGTATGCGCAGGATGAAGAAGAAGGTGTGGAAGCCTCGCATGATCTTTACTCTTGGCAATCACGAACAACGTATCGAGCGTGCGGTAGAAAATGATGCCAAGCTGGAAGGACTGATGAGTTATGAGGATCTCAATCTCAGGGGCTGGGAAGTATATCCGTACCTTCAGCCGATTATTGTGGACGGCATTGCTTATTGCCACTTTTTCACTAGCGGTGTCATGGGCAGGCCAGTTACTAATGCAAAGCTACTGCTCCAAAAGAAACATATGTCATGCGTCATGGGACACGTACAAGACAGAGACATTGCCTTTGACAGAAACGCAGCAGGAAAAAGAATGACAGCCTTGTTTGCGGGTATCTACTATCAGCATGACGAAGAGTACCTGAACCCTCAGACTAACGGATCATGGTCTGGGCTGTGGGTATTCAACGAAGTAGACAACGGCACGTTTGATGAGATGCCTGTGTCTATGTCCTATTTACGGGGGAAGTACGGTGCTAACTCTTGACGAAATACTGGAACGGATAGCTAAACGCTACGATGAAGTAACCATCATGGAGGCGTTGGAGATTACATCCGAAGAGTTGGTTGAACGGTTCGCTGACAAGGTGGACACTAACAGTTGGAAGTTTGA